ACTGCTCCACTTGCTGATGATGCGATGCTTCCAGCCTTTTCGCCGATGCTTCCCATCCATGAAACAAGCTTGCCACCTGTGGAAACGACTGTTCCAATTCCACCTGTTACTTTACCAATGATTGAAACAACTGGACCTGCTGCAAGTGCAACCATTCCAATCTTGACGACCATGTTCTGCTGATCTTCATTCAGCGAGTTAAACCAGTTTGAAAGACCTTGTGCAGCAGTGGAAACATTCTGCAAAATAGGCTGCAAAACTGTGGCAATGCTATTGCCAAGCGTTGCACCAGTCTCTTCCAACTGATTAAGTGTCATTTTCCACTGGTCAATTGGGTCAAGTGTTGTCTGGAATGTTGTTGATGTTGTTCCGACTGCGTCCTGCAGCGATGATGCACCGCCTGTGAACATGTCCATTGAAAGCAGACCGCTCTGAAATGAATCGTATAATTTCGGTCCTGCTTTAGCTCCAAAGATGTCAATTGCATCACCGGAAGAACTGACTGCCTGCGAAAGTTCGTCAGACATCGAGACACCGTCTTCCATTGCAGACTTCTGAACCTTTGACATTCCAGTCATTACCGTTGAAACGTCAACACCAGATTTTTCCAGTGTGCCTAGTAAGTTCGCCGCATCTGATGCATTCATCCCCATGGACTGCAATGCAGTTCCATTGGTTGTCATTTCAGAGCTAAGATCATCGACAGACGCACCTGTACGCTGAGACACTGCTGTCAGAGTGTCCATAAATGCGCTTGCGTCGTTTGCTTTAAGACCGAACGCAGTCATTGCCGACTGCACTCCGTCAACCGATGTTGACACGTCTGTGTTGTTTATTTGTGCAAATTTTATGAATTGACCAGACAGCGTTTCAAGATCATCTCCGGTCACTCCGAATTTAGTGTTGACCTCTCCAATAGCAGAACCGGCATCGCTGAACGATGTAGGGATTGTTGTTGCAAGGTTGTCCATGCTGTCAGTCATTGACTGAAGTGATGCTCCAGTTGCACCGGTCTTTTCTGCGATTGTATCTGCGCCTTCATCAACTTTGTTAAACGCCGCAATTGATGCAGTTCCAAGCGCTGCGAGTGGACCACTGACAAGTTTCGTCATTGAAGAACCAAACGTATCAATCTTTGAACCGATTGTCGAAATCTTGTCGCCTGCGTCTGTAATGCTCTGCCCAACAACTTGCATGGATGATGGCATGTTGTCAAGCTGTGCCTGCATCTTGTTAAGGTCAGCAGTAGCATTGTTTACTTTTTGCTCCCACTGCAATGTTTTATTTTCAAGTTCAGTCGTTCTGTTTCCGTTCTTGTCAGTTGCTTCACTTGATGCATCAAGCATCTTCTGCAATTCGGAAACTTTCTGCGTCTGAACTTCAATTTGCTTAGTAAGAAGTTGCTTTTTCTTTTCGTTCTGCTGGACGGCATTCCCTTCCTTTGAGAACGATGATTCAAGCGACTTCATTTCAGTTCCGAGCGTCTTAGACTGCGTGATGATGTTATTTATTTGTTTTCGATATTCTGCTTCGCCTTGAATACCAATCTTCGGACCAATTTCTACTGCCATACGCCCCTCGCCTTCTTATGCTTATTTCAATGCAATTGCTTCATCAAAAGACATTTCTTTATGTGCGATTGATGAATCGGCAGGTTCTGCTCTGCCCTCATAAATAGATAAACAAGAGATCATGTCGAGCATCTCGCCGTAGCGAGTGCACATGGTCTCCTGTTTTGACATACCTAATTTTCGACCGTAAAACAGAAACCAAGCTGTGTTAAGTTTGATCGCTTTTACTTGTTTACGGTTGAAGCTTTTTTTCCAGATGATTTGATTGGCTGGGATTCGACTGATGTTGACTTCCCTGTTTTCATAGCCTGCATGATCTCATTTTCCATGGTATTGAGCTCTGATAAGTCCATGAACTCAAGATCATCGTCTGTGAGCAGAATTTTTTTATAATCATTGCTTCCGTTTCTTGAAGCTATGAAATATTTGTGATTTTCATGGGCTTCGTTCAGAACCTTGGCAATTTTGAAATCTGTTCTGTAGTTCTCTGCAGTTGTCTTGCCTTTGTACAATTCTGTGAGCTTTGCATACTCACCATCTGGGCACATTTTTGAGATGTTGTCGATAGATTCAATCGTCAATTCAAATCCGATATCTTTTCCGTTTATAATCATCTTTATTTTTCTCCTTTATTATTTTTTTAAGCTGTTGCTACTGTGATTCCAAGCGACTTTTTCAGAGCTGTTTCTGCCTCTGCTTCTGTGTCAAAAACGTCGTTGTACATTCTCCACGTGTGCTGTGTGTCGTCTGCTCTAAACAGAGCAAATTCCAAATCCTGTGTATCAAATGATGGCTTTTCTTCCTGCGTTGAATTGTCGTCGCTGATTGGATTTAACTTTGCCTTTGACAGTACGAATGGCATGTACAGATCGTTACCATTGGACTTGTAGCGGACTATCCAACCAAGTCCAACATATGGAGCTACTGTGCTGTCGCCTTCGTGCACCCAACCGTCAGCGTCTGGCTCTGGTGCACCAGAAACAAGTTTGCGTGCTGCTAATGTCAGTCCGTCAACTGTAAGTGTTACCTTTCCACCAGTAAAATATCCGCCAGCGCTTTCTGCTGCACCATTGTCTGCATAGCCTGTTACATCATCAGCAGAATCTGGTGAAATCTTTGCTTCTACGCCTCTTGCGAGTACCTGCCCTTTTGTATATGTAACAGTTCCAGCAGATGCGCTGTACAGAGCTACATAAGGCTTTGAAAAACCAGTGCTGAACATTCCTGCTGCAAGTGTTTTTGTTGTTGCCATTTCTTATTCCTTTCTGCGCTATTTTGTTAAATCTGCGATGCTCTCTTCGAGCGAATTTTTCATAGCGTCTTCGCAGTCTGTTTTTTTACTTCTTGTCGCATTATCCATGAACGCATACTTTCGCATGAACGATGTTCCAGAATTGATGCTTCTTGCTACCATTGCATTCGGCTGACCATTTTGCCACCGTTTTGATTTGATTTTGTTGTAACCGCTAAAACCAATCTTGACGTTTTGATAATCATTGTTGCCTTCCTGCAAAGTTGAAATACCGAACGAATCTCTCAAACCTTCGATTTGCACAGATTTAAGACCTGTTCTGCTTTCCCCATCTTTTTTGTACACAGTGTTGTCAACTGGAATCTCTCCGATTGACTGCTTGACAGCATCTGCGACGACTTTCGCACCTTCAAAAACAGCCTTGCCGATATACTCGTCGCTCTGATTGGAAAGTGATTCCAACTGAGCTGTGTATTCGTCAAGACCTTTGAATTTGAACGTTGCCATTGCCTAGTTCACCCACCATTCAAACTCTGTGTGAATGAGCTTTGTTGCATCTTCATACTGCACTGAATTAACACGGTAAGAGATTGATTCTTGAGCATCAAGATGCTCTTGAATCGTGTCAATAACTGCATCATATTCTTTCAAAGTGTACCAATCAATCGTGCCGTGAATCTGCTGTTCTGATTTGTGATTGTTGGAGTGTGCTGAACCGTCTTCTGAATCTTCCTGCCATACTCCATACGGCGCTTTCACGCTTTCTGGCCGATAGTAATGGAAAATTCTTGATGATGCTTCAGCGAGTGTCTTCCCGACAATTTTCAGCTTATCGTTGTACGTCATAATAAGTCTCCAATCGTCTAAGAGTAAGATCAAACACCTTCAATCCATCATCATCATGCGTTGGCTGCACATTGTCGATTCTGTACTGATCTTCAGTCTCAACAATGACTGCATACTGCGAAATCTGTGGGCGTGTTCCTTCATTCCAAATTCGCACAACCATGTCAACCTGTTCATCTGCTCCCTTTGCGAGGTACTGGCGTGTTATGCCGATGTCTTTTTCACCGTAATACTGTGTGATTACTGGCGAAAGTTTCTGTTCTGGCATACTTCCTGCATCACTTGTGTTGATAAGATTGCAAATCTGGATTGTTCCATCATCGAGCGTCATAAGTTAAGCCTCTGATGCTTTCTGCGAGAACACACGATTGTTAAGTCTATATCTCAGCATTCGAGGCATGCCGTTGTCTCCGTCCGCACGCTTGCGGTACAAATAAGCGGCATACATCTCGATTGTCTGAGAATCATCTGTGTCGTACGAAACAACTGATTCGGTGCTGTCTGCTGTGGTTTTAAGAGTAATGCCTTCACGCTGAATCTCGGCTATTGCAACCGTGATCAGCGTGTCAAGGTATTTACTGGTGGCTGCTGGCACGGTCAATTTCTCAAGATCAGCCATAAGCAGCTCTTTAATATCTGAAATTTTCATGCCAAGAGCTCCCTTCTTTTACTGATTAAGCTTTAACGTTTGCGGTGTCTGCTGCGAATGGATGCTTTGTGTCAATTGCTCCTGTTGGGTCAGTAGAACCAAGACCTACGCACAGGAATGCATCTGCAAATACAGGCTTGCCATCATAACGAGCTGTTCCCTTGAACACTGTCTGATCTTCTGCAAACTTATACTGATCTGATACTGCGAGAGTAGTTCCAGCTCTCTCAGCGAGAAGATAATCAAGACCATATCCACCGAGAATTTCATCATCTGGTACATAGTCCTCGGTTTCGATTGCACCGCCAACAATTGGCATCATTGATTCAGTGCCTGCAACAATTGCGCCTGCTGCGTTGATGCTCATTGATGCGGCAACCAGCTTAGCCTTTGTAGCATTGTTCATTACCCAGAACATGTCTCCTCTGGAATGCTTCAGAGCGCCTGTTGCTTCGATGAATGCTTTGTACATAGCTGTGTCTGTCTTACCAGCAACATTCTTCTTTGTTGCAGTAGCGGCAAATCCTGTCGGCATTTTTGTGCCTGTTCCATAGACAATAGCCTTATCAAGTGCATATCCAATCCCCTGTCCGATTGCTGTGAATACTTCACTAGCAAGATCAATGTCGGAATCGTCAAGTGTTGCGTTGCAGATTGCAATGATTCCAGCGACCTTATAGCCATCGACTTCAACTTTTGTGAATGTCAGAGACAGTTCATTCAGCTTTTCACACGCTTCTGTCCAGATTGCTTCTGGAATTCCACCCTCAACTGTCTGACGTGCTGTTCCTGCAACTGCCTGCAGGTTGACACGCTTCATCAGCTTGGAATAAGTCTCTGTTTCAGACTTTACCAGTGGGAGAATAACCTCTGGTACAAGCAGGTCACCGCCTGTCAGTGATCTCTGCTCAATCTTCTGATGTCTTCCAAGTGCACGTACGTTGTCAAGGAATTCATGTACATCATCCTGCTTGACGAATGCTGAGCGCTCTTCATAGCTCATGTCTTTAAATCTTCTGTTCATGTTTAATCTCACCTTTCTTGCCTGCGGTTCTGCAGGTTCATTTTCCGGCTCTGCCGGTGTTGCTGCTGGAGCAGGATTGTCGTTCTGCTTCTCTTCAACTTCTTTCAGTTCCTTTTCTGCTCCGTCAATCTCGGCATCGATGTCTTTTTTTTCATTCTCTGCCTTTTCAACGGATGCATCGTTTTCAGACTTTTCTTTGTCGAATGCTTCGACTGTGTCCTCAACTGTCTTCTTATCCTCATCAGATGTTTCGTCATTGACTTCGTTCACATCTGCTTCGAGTTCAGCTTCACGAGTTTTGAACTCTTCTGACTTCTTTCTGAGCTCTTCAAGATTGTTTTCTATTTCGTCTGATCTCTTCTTCAGACCGTCAATCTTTTTTCTCAGAATCAGCGCTCTCAGTGCCATCTTTTTTTACCCCTTTCAATTTGTTTGACATGCGAATCTTCCATGCATCAAGCGACTTCTTTCGGATGTTCTTAGCATCTGCAGAGCGTGCTGACACTTCGGTTGTTTCGTATGCTGGGAATGTGCATACAGATACTTCATACAGTTTGATCTTTCTGATCGTCCAGTGGATTGAGCCATCTGCGTTGACGTCGGTGTCTTCGCTGAGAATGTCGAATCCAAACGAGCACTGGTTGACATCGCCACGCTGTGTGCGTGCGTACTCATTCAGCGCATCTTGATCGTTCGGATTGATTAAGATGCTCCCCCAAAGTCCGTGCGCATCGATTTTTAAATCTAGCGTGCGTGCCAAAGTTCTGCCAATGACCAGTGTCGTATCGTGGTTGACCAGAGCACGAACATCACCGCTTATCGTTTCGTCAAACGCATGCGGGTCAATGCTCTCACTCATTCCGTCGCCAATATCGTATGTGCCGTCAAACACTGCGAAATAGCCTTCAATGCGCTTTTCGTTTGTGTCTGGCGTTTCCCGAATTTTAAAATCAGACGAGATTGTTCTCATCTGACGTGTTCCAATATTCATTTCTTTATTCATCGTCTTTTCCCCCGCTGTTATTGTTCAACTTGTTCTGCAGTCCGCTCATGTCGTTTGGAATGTAATTCTCAAGCACTTTCAATTCATCAAGTCCTTCTCTTGGAGACATTCCGATGCGGTCTCTGACTTCGTTTCCGTCAACGTCTCCACGGTCTTGCATTGCTGTGTAAACAGTAGCGATTGTATTGAGATCGTAATCAAGCAAGCTCAGACTGTTAAAACGCAGATACCACTGCGGTCTTATTATTAACTTCCTGGTCATCTCCTGCTGGATGCCGACCATGATCGGGCGCAGCTTAGTGCTTACAAAGTTGTTCCATTCCTTCTGGTTGTAAGTTCCAACGCCTAGAACAAAGGAAGGAACACCGATGATGCTTGCGACTGTCTGCGTGTCTAACTTCACACTGTCATTCAGTGCAATGTCTGACAAGCTAAGAGGTCTGACTTCTTTCACATCAATCTGATTCGCAGGAATTACCCACGGTCTGCCATCGTCACTGGTTGAAATGTATTCATCTGTTATTTTCTTTCGACCTTCTGGTGTTGAAAATTCATCAATCATTCCATCTGCTTTGACAATCAGTGAAGGCTTTGGTGACTCCATGAATGCCTTTTCTGTCGCTGTTGCCTGCCTCAGATTGTGCGCAAGATCAGAAAGAACAATCTTCATGCCTCTGCCCTTCCATGGATACTCTGGGTCTGGATTGTACACGAAATGAAGAACATCGTCTGGGTCAAACGTCTGACCGTCAATGATTATTTTGTAATCGTATCCAGTAGAATCTGGCAAGAACTGAAAACGACCTGCAGGTATTGGCTGTAAGTCGTCTAAGATTCCGTCCGATGTTTTGACCTTAACAATTGCATTTCCATTGCCATACACAAACATTGACATCATGATGTATTCCATCCAAGTTGATCGTGTCATTCTCTTGCATGGATTGATGTCTATCTTTTTCGATAGCTCATTGCTGATGCGCACATCTCCATTGTCTGTGTTCTCCATCAAGTGGATTGTCACAGAGCCAATCAATTCAGCGATTCTGCGATAGCCTGCGACGATTGCTGGCACTCTATCGAGCCGAGTGTATCCACGCACGCAGAGCGTATCGTATGCGCCATCTGAGAGGAGAAAACCTACTCCGCTTGATGTGGTGGAAGATGCTCTTATGTTTTTTGATCTGATGCTTTTTCTTTTACTCATTTTCTATCACTCCCCCACCAATTGCTGGCTCTCTTATTTGTTTCAATATTTGCCAAATATCTGACACATGCGAATACCGATGCGTCGAACAAGTCCATTCTGTCCTTCGGTCCTATTTTTTCATATTGAACCATGTCGTCCGTTTTCTCAATTGCTTTAACATTGCTTACGCAGTATTCATAAGACTCTGAATGCATGTAGTAAAGTGTTCCATCTTTTGCCGCTTTCTCAATATGTCTGAAACCCTCAGATTTGACATAGAAATACTGTGGCTGGTCAACCTCATTGAAGTGGAGCTGTTCCATTTCAATGAAGAACTCTCGTGCGAATTTTCTATCGTGCCCAACCTGCACAATATTGAATCCCTTCTTGCGCATCTCCACGAACCAATTCGCAACATCTGAAACATTGACAGTTGGACTATTGCACAATGTTAGCAGCCCATCATCTGCCCACCCAAACAGTGGGATGTGGTCTTCATCCGCTTTGTGCGTTGCCTGCACAACTGGGAAAAACGCATGCGTGATGATGATGTCAACGTCCTTACCGGTCTTAGCATCGTGATAATTTCCAAACAGTGCCGCAGCCGTCAAATCGTACATTCTCGAAAGATCAACGCCGCCGAACCATTTGATCTTCATCTTTGCAAGCTCATCAATTGACCAATCGTATTTTATGTCTGATTTTTTAAATTCATCAATGTCGAACCATGCTTTCATTGCTGATGTATAAACATTCAGCGACCTGCTGAGAAAGTCCTTTCTCTGCTGTGGGTCGTTCTGTGCCTGTATCGCATCGTTCTTCATGTCCTCTGGTCTTATCATGATTCCATAGCTAGGATTTGCTTTTTCAATCTGAACAGGATTTAGATAATCAACATCTCCGTTCGAATCTTTGTCTGCGTGAGAAACAAAGCAGAAAAGCGAATCATCTTTGACAATTCCATCAAGGACTTTTTCTGCGTACTGCAGTCTTTTATAGCAGAACGAATTAACGTTGTCTCCTGCTGTCGTGATGCCGATGCACAGCTTGTTTGTGTAAGCCTTCATGGCTTCTTTGAAACGGTTGTACTGCGCTGGCTTTTTAAATGCATGGATCTCGTCAAGAATTGCAATGTTGCAGTTGAACGAATCCTGTGCATCTGGATTCGATGCCAGTGCTTCAACTCTGAATGAACCGCTAGGAACGCCTTCACCATCAACGAATTTCAGTGCAATGCTGTGCTCCATGTTGTTGTTGTGGATTGTGCAGTTCTCATCGTTGTCTATTCCTCTAAACTGGAATGTGTAAAGAATGTCATTGAATGATTCCATTGACTGCTTCAGTGCTGCCGATGCTATCAAGACGTTAGAACCGGAAGCTCTCTCCAATATTCCAAGTGCAAAAGCAAGCGCTGCAGAAAACATAGTTTTTCCGTTCTTTCTGGGTAGAAAAATAAATGCTTCATGAAAGCGTCTTTTCTTTGTTCCTCTCCAATACCAGCCGACAAGATTGTAAACAATGAATATCTGCCAATCCAAAAGTTCAAGCGGTTTGTTTCTAAGAGGTCGTCCTTCAAGGTCTTCACCTTGGTTATGAACAAACACTCTTTGGATGATCGAAATCACGAAATCTGGATCATGCGTTTTTAGCTCAATGTCGGTACGCTTTAAATCGTTCAGAAATCGCTCACACTCTCGTTTGTTGTTTCCCCTAATGATTCTGCCTGCGACCACGTCCTGCGCGTATTTGACCGCTCTCTGTTTAAATTTCGAGGTCATTCTTTGTCAAGTCCGCTCAGCAATGATTCAAACGTTGATTTCTTCTGCGGTTTCATCAATTTCTCGTCTATTTTTTTCAGACCAGCAGGCGTTAGACCTAAATCTCTCCAATATGCGAGCGCTGTTTTGTTCATATCATCAATCACAACGAGGGCTGGGTTTTTGATTAGGTTTGTCTGCCTTGCTTTGTTCGTGTGGCAAACAACAGGCTTAGAACCAGACGCTTCATACTGTTCAATCGCCTGGTCTCTCATTTCGAGTATTCCTGATAGAGTGTCAATTACGTTATCGAAGAATGGCCTATATGTTCCTGCTCCTTCACATGCTTTTTTGATTTTGATCTTCCATGTTTTGCTTTTCACACAGGCCTCCTTTCGTAATATTACTGATTTCAGCTAATTGTTTCTCTTGCTTGCTTTTAGGTATTCCAACGCCTCTGATCTTTCGTTCCTCAGTTTTCGAATCCGTCTAACTAAATCGAGATAATGAGGAGAACCCTTTTTGCAATGCGTAAGATTGATCTGAAGATTGTGAATCATCTGCAGTTGTTCGTCTAGTTTAATCATCTTCGCGCACAGCTTTCTGTCCGGTTAGCGATTCCCACCTGTCGATTATTACATCGCAGTATTTAGGGTCGATCTCCATCAGATATCCCCTCCGTCCATTCTGCTCGCAAGCAATGATTGTTGTTCCAGAACCGCCAAATGAATCCAGAACAATATCTCCTTTGTTTGAGCTGTTTTTAATCAAATAGTCAAATAGTGGAACAGGCTTCATCGTCGGATGCATTTCAGATCGTTTCGGTCTATCAAACTCTAGAACAGTCGTCTGCTTTCTATCTGAGTACCATTTATGAGAACCTTCTGACCAGCCGTATAGGCAAGGCTCGTGTTGCCACTGGTAGTCCTGCCGACCGAGAGTAAACAGATCTTTACTCCAGATAAGACACTCTCTTACTTTCCAACCGATGTCCTCACATGCTCCACGGAAGTTATATCCTTCGGAATCTGCGTGCCAAATATAAAACGCAGCTCCTGGTTTCATTACCGAATCAGCTGCGCTAAACGAATCAGATAGAAATTGTCTGAATGAACTCTCGTCCATTTTATCGTTGCTTATTTTCAGAGCATCCTTAGTTTTCCCTGTGTAGTCGATGTTGTACGGAGGATCTGTAATGTACAGATTAACTAATTTTTCTGACCCCCCCCCGACCAATTTGGAGACATCTTCAGCTTTTGTTGAATCTCCACACATTAGTCGATGCGCACCGAGCACCCAGACTTCGCCACTCTTTACTTTTGAAGGAACCGCCTGGTCGATGTCGTAATCATCCTCAACAGCATCCGGTGTTTCTTCTTCAAACTGTGCCATGTCAAATCCGAACTTGCTCATATCAATATCGCTGATTTCATGTATTTCTGAATTCAGTAAATCGAAGTCCCAATCGGAATTCAAGGCTGTTTGATTGTGTGCCAGTGCATAGGCTTTTCTTTCTTCATCGGACAATTCATCAAGCCTAATAACTGGGACTTTGTCAAATCCGAGCTTTTTAGCGGCCATAAGCCTGCCGTGTCCTTCAACTATCAGATTCTCTTTTCCCCATACGCCGATCGGATCATTAAATCCGAACTGGCTTATAGAATCGGCGATTTTATCAACATCGAAATTCGTGTGTTTTCTTGCGTTCTTGTCATACGGTTTAATATCGTCAATGTTTAAATACTCAATCTTAAGACTTTTTTCTTCTTTCATGTCTTTCTCTAGTGTACCCTTTCATCAAAAATCGCCCTCGGGGAGGGAAGTGCCGACCCATCGCCATCGGACGAAGATTCAAAAATTTTTTTCGACCTTGGGGGGTCTTCAAATAATCTTTCCATCGCACCATCAAGACTTATTTTTTGTTTCTTCGCTGTGCGCTTTAACAGTGCTATTCCTTCATCTGTAAGCCTGTCTGTTTCTCTGTCGTGCAGTCTGTTGTGTGTTGCGCGAGACACTGACACAAGATTCCAACTCATCCATTCGTACTCTGGGAAGCAATCACGTGGAAAGATGTGATGCACGATCTGTGCTTGCACTGGGAACGGTGAATACCTAAGCGCAACCTGGTCAATGTACTTGTCTCTCAGCATGATGCTGTCCTTCATTCGCCGCCATCTTGGCGTGTCATAGAACTTATCACTGTTCGACTTCATCACATGCTGGCAACTGCTTAATCACTTCAATGGCATAGCCTAATGCTTCAGCTTCATAGCTACCATGTCTGCAGTTGCACTCTTCTTTCTTCTTCTTCATCCGCTGCATGATCTCAATGGCTTTGCTTCTGCTTATCAGATCACCGCTGTCTGTTTCTTCTTGCATTACCGTCCACCTCTCTCATGAAATGCTTGAACCACTTGTCAAAACGTTTGCACGCATGAACATCATCACAGCAGAATTTGCGAGTGCAAATAAAACATGGACTGTCGCATCCGTGCTCTATTGCCTGCATTACTTTTCTGAATCGTTCTTCGTCTGTTAAATCGTGGTCTCTGTCTATTGTCCCATTGTCATTCACAATGTTCTTCTTTCTGATGTGCCAGCGATTACCATGCACCGAAACACGGAAGGAGACTGGCACGATAGTCATACAAAAAGGCAGACATCTCTGCCTGTCTTGTGTAAAACTACATTTACAATATACCACCGTTTGTTCAGGACATTCAGGACATTCAGGACATTCAGGACAAATTTAATTGTCCAGTCCGAAATATCTTCTGACTTTCTTCCGGCACAATGAATCTGAATAGCTATCATTCACCAAGCTGCCTGTCTTAATCCAGTCATACCCGCTGATGTAATGGTATCGAATAATCGCCGCTAGGTTCTTGTCCTTGAGAGTGGCAACCCATTCTTCTACACGCTTAATCTCAGCCGTATAATCGTCAATACGCTTTTCTAAGTCTGCCCTAATCTCTAGGATGCGGTTAACGGCTCGTTCTGTTGGGTCTGACGGCGTGTTTGAGCGTCCGCCGGATGATTGTCCATTCGGACTGCAAATCGGCGTGTAGAGCGATTCTATCTCATTCTGAATTGCATGAATCTCTGAAGCCATTCCCCTTACTGATTCAAGTTCATCAATCGTCATTCATTTTTTCTCCTCCCATACCCGATCCAGCTCCATCGCGTGATGAATTCCGAAGTGCTTTCATATCTCAAATTGTGCATCCTGTTGTGGCTTTCGACTTCTTGCATTGCAGTCTCCGCACTGATTTTCCCTTTTGCGTAGGCAGTCAGTGTCTGCACATCTGCTTGGATTGCGTCCGTTCCATGAGACATTCCACCCCTCATCAAATCGCCTCTTTACCGTCCATCATTGCGCCGCAGCATGAGCGGTAATGGTAGTAGCTTGCATGGCATTCCTACATTCTTCTGGTGTTCCTATTTCTTCATACTCTCCTAACTTTTGAATAACTTTGAATTCGATTTCAAAAAACAAGTCATATGTTTTGTATGGATTAATTACACAATCGTTTTTACTCTTCAAATAATACCGTGATGGTTCAAATGCTTTTCCAGCATCTTCTGTAAGCCTATCGTTTTTGTTCATTTTTCGTCCATCTTTGCGCCACAAAACGGGCAGTATTTAAAATCATTTTTGGCATTAACATAATCACTTCCGTTGTTTTCACATAAATCATCAAGGAAAGATTTGTGACAATGAGAGCATTCATATGCGTCAAATGTTCCTTCATAACTAACTACGTTCTCTATACAATCCCAGTGCGCATGTACTACCGGAACAGCATCAACTGTTGGACATTCATTTATTAGCTTTTCTATTTTCGGGTTAATCACATATGTATATCTGTCTTTAACTGGTATATTTATGAATATATCATTTTTATCAGCCGAGAATTTGTCTGCATCAATCAATCTCATTTCTTCACCTTCAATCCAAGCTCTTTCAGAGTGTTCATTACTTTTTCCATACACTTCTCCTCTGATAGCCATGATGTTCGCACCAATGTTCAAACGATTTGATGCTCAGAAATCTGAGATTATTTTTAATGTTTCGGTTTTGAATGTATCGCATTGCTTCCTCAGCAGTTAGCATTCCATTCGCATATGCTTCAAGATCATTATCGTCTTTGTTCGTTAATGATGTGCTTTTGGTAAAATTTCCAGTAAAATCAAATGTCATCATTTTCTCCTGTTAAGACTGACTTGATATATGCGACCGGATAGACAATCCCATCATGCTCACCGTCAATCCAGTGATGGCATGCAATTGTGATTGCCTTGTACATGTTGTTTAGCACGCTCTCTGTCATTGGCACTGCTTTTATAATGCGTTCCAGTTTGTCGAATGCTTTATCGACATTCGGATTGCCTTGGTATGCGTCAACGTTTCTCTGACGTTCAAGATCAAGCAATTTTCTCGCGCGCGTATATATATCATCATCATTCTTCTTTCCTTTGTTCCATTGTTTCTTTATTCTATTGGGGTCAGTTGGTGGCTCAGTTGGTGGCTCAGTTGGTGGCTCAGTTGGTGGGTCAGGTATACCACCGTTTCGATTATTTATATCTTGATATTTGTCGTAGTTTACTATGTTTATTTGAGTGTAGTTACCATTGTCATCTATGGTCAGTTGACCTGCCTCGACAAACTTACTTAACCATGTCCGTATAGTGTTCCTAGAAACATCAAACTTTTTAGACATCCCTCTGATCGAAGTTGCAAATGACCCACGTGGAATCTTGTTCCCTTTGAACCATCCGTCCTTCCAGTTTGCATTCAATAGCAGATACGTCCAGAATCCCAACATTCTGATGTTGTCTGCATATTGCCATTCCAAAAGTGAACGGTCTAATAAAATAAATCCATTGTTTGATTTCATCGTTCACTATCTCCTTTTCTAAAATGGCAGATCATCCGGATTGATATCAATGTCACTGCTAAAGTCTTCAATCTTTGTGTCCAATGTCTTCGGCATTTTCATACTCTGCTGCACATGTTTTTCTTTCGCATCTGCAACACTCGTCTGATTGCTACTGCTGTACTGATTGCTGTCTGATTTCTCTCTGATCAGTTCCAGACGTTCAGCGAGTATTTCAGTAACATAGACCTTTGTCCCGTCCTGCTTGTCATAATTGCGTGTCTGAATGTGTCCGTCAACGCAAACGATATTTCCTTTTGCACCGTATGTCCCGATGTAGTCTGCGCTCCCTCTCCATGCAACACAATTGATGAAGTCTGCAGTTGGCTCATTGCTCTGCTCATCGTCTTTCTTTTTGACGTTGCGATTGCATGCCACCGTGAATGAGCATACAGACAGACCAGACTGTGTCTTCTTTACCTCTGGATCACGTGTCAAACGTCCAACAATAACGGCTCTATTCGTGCTCATGCGCTCACCATTTCATGGTCTTCTACATCAATTCTTACTTCCAAGCGTGGCATTTCTGCGTATTCCTTGGTTGCTACAATGTTGACAACCTGTGAATCGTCTTTCCATGCGATTCCGTTCAATCCGTCAATGCATTTGATGATATTGTCTAAATCTGGCTTTTTAGTTGGGACAACACGTTTTGTCATCGATTCATTAACCGCCATTTCATGTTTTTTACGGCTGAATGACTTCGGGACTGCGTAATATGCATGCATGGTCAATAGCACTGGCTTTTCTGTCGGCTCCCAATCTGGATACAATTCCGTGAATGCTGTCAGAAACAGATTTTCATACATCGCTGTTTTCTTCGGTGTGTACGCTCTTCCACTTATTCGGCTGAATCTCGGTCTGCCTTTTCCATACGGCTGACCAGGAACAATGAATTTCAATGTTGTCATTTTTCAACCTCCACTGTGTAATCGTCAATGCTCA